CACACAAAACTTTACTCGAAGAATATTAACTGAACAAACAAACATGAACCAGATTTCGCACCTTTCAGATCCGACCACTATGGAAGATGGCACAGAACTTGACCTCTATGACGTCGACCTTGAGACTTACCAGCACAATGTGGATCGCGAAGTTCTGAAGAACGTCAAGCCAGGCATTTTTGGCAGCATTCGATTGTACTGGGCTCTTCTGCCGGTTAACCACCATTGCACTGGCAGAACTAAGAGAGTGGTCCTTCGTGCTGCATCATCAGTCCTCATGTACACCAAACACACTATCTCCACAGCTATCGAAAAGATCTCCCACATCAGACAACGAGTCAGAAGACATCGGGAGATCCTCTCAGATTTTATCAGACCCAGACTTCTATCTGTGCTACCCACTATCAGTGTTCCCATCATCACAAGGCGACGACTCCTAATATCCTTCTTCCTCGCAGTGTTTTCAGCACTCATCATCGTCGCTCGATCCTTCTTCAAGCTTCCTCAAGAGGTCGCCATCATCAAGAAGGAGGACGATTTCGTTATGGACCTGACTCAATTTGGTGTGGAGCCTAATCCTGGTCCCACTACGGTCACCTCATTCTACAACCTGCTTGTGTCACGAGTTGAGTCTACGCCCGGAGATGAGATTCACAAGATCGTTCAGGAGGATAAGTACACCAGAGAGCCTGTGCGCGACATTGAAGTCAATGTTGACATCATTGAGACTGCCCGCACGACGCAGAACACAATTCCTGAGAAGATCTACAAGGTCACGTTTTCTTTCCGCGATGAATCATTAACAGAAGCTGGCTCAATGAGTGGCATCGGCAGTAAGGACTTCTCTCAGGATTTCACGATGCGCCAATTGGAGAGGGCTCCACACGATCTTGTCTGCTTATGCATCTCTGGAACCAGAGGCGACAGCATGCTGATCAAGGATATGATGGACTCAGATCCTGGCCTAGAGAAATATCGTCGCCAAAATGAGTCCACTTGGTCGCCTGCCAACACTCCAGATTACATCATCGCTGGACCAGAATCTTACCTCATACTGGATGTCGCAACAACTAAAAGTGTCACACTCAAGAACACCAACCTGACCTTTGAAAACAAAATGCTAAAATACTCGTATGCATCGAATTATCTCAGACAGAAGACTGGAAAGCATGTCGCCATGGCATGCATCGCAGTGAGCGGGTCTTTCGTTAGGAGCAATGTTGCACTGTCCAAGCAGATGATCAATGCAATCAGAGTGCACTACACACTTGGTGCCTCCATCAGAAGCAAGGCCATGGAACTCAATATATTGACTATGAGAGACAGAACCGGCTCGTATGCTTCTACAGTCCGAGAAAGGTTGGATGAAGTAGTCACTGACCTGCGAAATGGATTGCCGATCACAGCAAAGAAAGGTTTCATCACTAGTCGAATGCTTCGATCTTGGAATTCGACGAATCTTGATGATGTGCACAATCAGCAAAAACTGCGCAAGATTAAGAATAACTTGATCGCGGCTGGTCATGCAAGGACTAAGTTCTACACCACAAATGTCGTCAGTAGAAGCAACAGTGATGTCCTCAAGCGAGTCTCAGACTACAAAGAAGCATGTGCAGCTGTCAATGTCAATCTGACTGAAGATATGTCTAAGAATCAGATGTTCATGAACACATTTCCCACTGGCAAGAGATTCAGACATGTGACAGATGCCAAGTCTGTGACGCCATTCCCGCTGCTGTTCCCTCTAGTTAGTCATGAGCACTGGCAGGACAATGAATTTGGTGGCGGCTACAAACCTATTGACCCATACACTCTCTTTGATGGCACCAGAATCCTACCTAGCTTCGAAGGCAGCAGCACAATGCAACGAGTCTGGAGCGAAGCATTTTTCTCAGCTATCAGAAATGCTGACCCCAAGTCCTTTCGCCAAGAAGAGGTTGATGAGCTCGTTGACATGGCAGAGCAGCACACAGGAATTCTGGACGATGAGAGCTCAGCACATGAGACGATGCATGGGAAGAATGCAAGCAGAACCAAGAGTCGAGTGCAGATCAAGCTGGCCATGGAAGATCTAGAACAGCTTGCAACTGACGGCGTCGGTGGGAAGAAGTTCAAGCATCGAAGCATCAAGAAGAAGTTCAAGGAGATGTACCAGAAGTTCCCATTTCCTCTCGATGCCGACGTTGATGATATCACTGAATTCGTTCAGGATATTTCTCTGTTCGACGACAATAGCTCAGGTGAATTTGGAGTTAAGGGATGGAATGTCCTCAATGACCAGTTTTACGAGAGCGAGAATCAGCACAGCAGGGCATTTTACAACAGAATTGCTAACAGCAGATTAGGCCATGCACTCTCAGTACATTCCATGATCTGCGAAGAAATAAACTTATCATTCAAGCAGTTCTGTGACAGCGACAAGTTCGTCCTCAAGAAGCTGCGCTGTGGTGACATTTATTTACTCATCAAGCCAACTTCTCCTGACGGCCACATATTTTTCTCCATTTGCTGGAACTCTGAGAAATTTGAGGTCCATGAGTCATCAAACGGAAACTCCCCGTTTCGCCTCCCTTCTGATGACTGTCCGTTTGACTCCACATGGCAATACACAGATTTTGTCAGTGTGAATCGTCACAAAATTCATGCACACTCTTACGCTCTAACGCACCTTCCTGCTTATTTCGCGCTATTCTGTCAGCAACGCTGCATTGACCCAATAAATCTGATAAAGTCCTTTGATACCAGCCCTCACAGTCAAGATGTCAGAGATTGTATGGAGCACACTTCATTCATGATTCTTGCTCTCATGGAAGGTAAGAGTGACACGTGCACAGCACTTCAGACCATTAGGTATGCTTACATGGAAATGACCAGGACACCAGACATGTATGTCGACCCACTAAAGGTGTTGAGGAAGTTTCCTGAGATGCCACGATCAAGGCTCTACGTGTGGATTATCAGGCAGATCTCATCTTGTTTCACTACCATGTGTGCCGCGAGACCCGTGATTCTAACTCGCAGAGATGTCTCTGACGGCGATGAGTCAAACCAAAGTGGAGACAACTACAAGAACCTTCTTAGTTGGATCACGCTAAGACCCATCAACACATTTGCTGAGGCCATCACCCTGTCATATTTGGGCGTTGTGAGGAACAAAGATGACACAGTGAAGATACATGGTCTTCTCAAGATTTTCACTAAGATCATCAAAGAAGAAACCCTTATGGACGATGCCCGTGAGAGGTATATGGGTTATGACAGCATCGTTGAGCCGCTTATTGGTAAGAAGGATGGTTCTGTCGAAACGTTATACAACTCACATGAATTCGACATGCTAACGGCACTACATTCCGGTCAGTTGACTAAGGACTACATTATCAGAACACAGAACTTCGACGAGTTCAGCTGGAACAACTCCATCAAGGATCAGTTCTCAGAATCCATATATGAGATGACAGCAGAGAAATATGCAACCATGAAGGCATCAGCTCGGACCGGGCAGCACACTGTGTACAATTCGCGTCAGGAGGATGATACCTCGATTCGAGCGCTAACAGCCATCAAGGAGTACCTTGGCGATCACACTATTGGAGTGCATCCGCTGCTGAACATACCTGCTATAACCGCCGCCCTAGAAGCGAATGGCGGCATCCTTGCAACAATGTTTCGAAAGCCGCAGCTGCAAGGTGACAGAGAGATCTTCATCTTGACCATGATTTCCAGATTGGCAATAAACTATGTCGAATTGCTGTGTCGACGTCTTTGTGGATACTTGCCCCAAGAACTTCTGACTAAAGGCACACAAAAGTATGGAAGAAATTCGGCACATATGAGCGAGGTCATGAGTGAGTTGGATGTGGAAAACGAGAACCACATGACTGCTACAAATTCTGATGATGCGACAACTTGGGCTCAGAAGTTTGTTATGCCTTACTTTGGTTGCTTTCTTTGCAAACTACTGCCAACAGACATGCACGAGGGTGTTTGCAGAATCTTGAATCTTGTTGCTGGCAAGTCACTCAGACTGCCAAGCGATCTGATGAAGCTTTTCATGTCTAATGTCGAGATCATGTCAGTTGATGCTGGCATGGCAGAGCTAAAAAGACAGTTCCTGGGAGTTTCTAACAAAAACAACTTGATCGAGCCCAACTCACTGCTGCTGCACAACATCTCCAACATGATGCAGGGAATCCTTCACTACACATCCAGTCTTTGTCATGTCGGACACACAATTTTCCTAGATTCGGTGAATTCTGAACTCTTTGTCACTCTCAAGCGAATCAGCAAACTGGGAGACCAAATCAAACTAGTTCAGAATTCCGACATCTCTTCTGATGACTCTGCAACGACAATCACAATCATACACCCTGACAACATAAGCAATCATCAGAAGGCTCTATGCAAATTTTACCTCATTCTATTCTGCTGCATAAAATCAGTTTCTTACAGCTTGATGTGCGCTCAGCAAAGCTATGAAAAATCAACGCCAGTGGTTATTGCTCCCATGAAGGAATTCAACTCAGTTTGGTTCTTGTACAACACTATGATTTCTCCTCAAGTGAAATTCATCCTAGCTTCACTTCAGGTCTGCCTAGAAGGTTCATTGGATAGTCGCCAAATCACTCAGTCAAATCTCAGGCGCCAAATGTCTGAGAATGGCTCTGGCCAGTTCACGTGCTCCATTGTGCAGATTGGTCAGAGTGTCATACATTATAGCTGTCTAGGCATGAACACTAATCCCATGTTCTTCAAATACTTTAGAAGGCTTATGGACATGCCTCTGCCAAGTTTGGGATTTTTCTTGGAAGAGCCTGAGTTCTTGTGTGGTGTTCTCGGATTTGATTTTGCTGAGTACATACAGCTGACAAAGTCAGCCGATTCTGAGCAGTCTAGGCGCTTGCTTACCTACCTCTTATCCGATGGCAACTCCACTGTTGATGAGTACGGCCGTGTCGGACTAAACTTCAAGATCAAGATGGGCGGCCACAAGAGATACAAAGACTGGGTTGCTGAGAATACAGCGCCAGAGGATGACATGTGGGAGTATGATCCCATAATGAATAATAGAGTCTCCACTTATTTCTCTGAGGTTCACACTGTCGAAGATGCTAAATTTCAAATCATGCGAAAGGTCAACACCCCCGGAATTGGTGAGCGATTCGCTTTCAAGACTGGATCAATGATCATGGCCGCATCTTCCTACCTGGCCCACGCTCCTTGTGTGACTCTGGTCAAATCCAAGCTGGTCGATGGCCGCAGAGAGTCAGAGTCAGTGAAAGTGTCATTGTATGCCGCTGTTGGAGAACTAGAAGAGGCAACTAGAGATTTTCAGCCTGCTACAGAAGAAACTATAAAGATCCTATTCCAGAACTATGAGCTGTACGATGCAGCATACACTGTCTGTGCAGATGCCAAGGGAAAAAACTTTAATGTCTCGCATACAGGTTTTAAGCCAGAGAGATTCCTCCAGTTCTCGAATAGCAAAAAGGTCTTACCGGCTTCGCGTGGAATTGTCGAGACAGTCAGACAGAAGTGGACAGGCAGCATTTTGATGACAGATATGGAATTCGATGAGTCCTGGAGGATATACTCGAGAACCTTCCCATGGCTGAAAGACACAATCCTGGACACCATCGACGATGAGGGCAAGGAATACGATGAACTCTGTCCGTTTTCTAAGCCCACAACACTGGTGGCCTTTTTGAAATCAATAGAGCAGAAAAGATCCTCTTACAAGATGCTTTGTCCTGTGTACGGCAACAAGCCCAATTTGGATATAATGCAGAACCTGCTTGAGCAGAACTTCGTCAAAGGACACTATTATAGAGTGTTCGATCTCGATTCCAAGAAATACAACCTCAGCAATCTGAATAGAGCAGATCTATCTCACATTCTGTCAAGCAGGATTGTTGGCATGTCAAAGGACCAAATTGATGACCATGTTGATGAGCTGCTCAGAATCAATTCAGATCTTGTCATCCTATCAGAGTATGCTCCAACTCATTGCTCGCAGCACACACTCATCACTGCTGCCCTAGAGGCGAAACCAGGAGTGAGTCTCTCTGTGTTTTCTGAGTACCTGGAGAGGAACTTATCTGTCATGTGCAAGCTCTCAGATTTTGTCACCAGTCGGTACACCAATGTTGCTGCCAGATTGAATGATATAATACCCCAAGTGACAAAGAACGTGTATGGTCGATGGGTCAAAGAGCAAACACTCACTGATGACGTTTGGGTTGGCACTGGCATCTATCATGGACGCGTCAATGATGTAAACTACATCATTTATGTCAAACACGATCAGCTGAAGAGGATTGAGTGCACTAGTTTGGAGGGATTCATGAGAAATTATCCTCTCGTCAAACCTCTTGTCAAGAGTTGGAACCTACGTGGATCTAGTGTCATTCCTGGTGCGAAAGAGTTCAATTTTGGTATGGGCTACTCTATCACAGACAGTAGACCGCATGTCACTAGCTTGGTCTATAATGCCTTGATCGGTAAGCCAATGTACATCAATGATGATGCTGGCCACGTGTTCTCAGTGATGGGTGGGTTCATACGCATGTCCACAAGTGAAGATCCAAACACTAGAAACAGACATGGATTCACCATCAAGTTCCGACCTGACACAGGGAACCTCTTCTCAGCATCATACACAGATCCAGATCGGCTCCAGCAACCTGAAGATCTTGTAATAACGTCCAACATCGTCAGAAAGTCAATGACTCCTGTCACTCAAACGACTCTCAGTTATGTTTACTCACTCATAGGTGTCTCGTGGTTGGATGTCGAGTCTGACGAAAAGATGTTTCAGCAGTCAGATCAGGAGATCGTTGTCAGAGAACTGAATGAGCTAAGCACTTGTTGCAAGTTGTGGTTCGCAAAGCAAGTGTGCAGCCCTGACATCATGCTTCAGCATGTTCTCAATTTGAAAGCCGTCGCAGAATCAGGAGGCCAAGAAATTCAGCTTGTGAGAACAAATGAAGAATCAAAAAAGATGGAGCCAGTTTATGAAGACTACACTCAGCTTATACTACCGGGTGAGATGATGTCTTTTTCCGAGAACCAAATAGAACAATGCAAAAAGCAGCTTGCATTCTGGAAGAAGACATTGGTTGACCGGCTTCGATTCATGCACATACCAGTTCCTGAAACTGGTGTTGTCAAGGCAGAGGCATCAATTGAGATCACACAACAAGATGATGACCTCTATGAGCTCATTGACTTCGAGCAAGATGTAGCTCTAGACGATTACGGTCAGTCTAGTGAGATTGTCATTAGTGGTGATGCAGCAGAGCTTTACGCCAATGATGCTAGTGATGTTCAGGAGTATGATATGAGCATGAACAAGCGCATGGCAGTGCAGCAGCAGCGGGATGCCATTCTGAATAGTGTGACAGGTGTCAGCTTCCAGCTTGATTTTTGGGATGATATCATTGAGGAGGCAAAATCAGCGTCAAAAGCAGCTCTCAGACGCCTGTCAGATATGCTCAATGCTATGTCTTATGACAACACTAAGGGGTCCATGTCTCTGACCATATTGTATCAGCTTTTCGGTGAGAAAGAGCAGCGCAAAGAGAAGAAGCGCGCTCCAGTAAAATCAAAGAGACGCGGTGCAGTGAGACACATGTTGGCGTATTTGTGTATCTATCAATTATTTTAATTTATACTTTTTATGGTGTGGCG